GTCTGTTCCAGTTGCTCCGTCTGCTCCTGCTGGACCAGTTGCTCCGTCTGCTCCTGCTGGACCAGTTGCTCCGTCTGCTCCTGCTGGACCAGTTGCTCCGTCTGCTCCTGCTGGACCTGTTGCTCCGTCCGCTCCTGCTGGACCAGTTGCTCCGTCCGCTCCTGCTGGACCAGTTGCTCCGTCAGCACCTGCCGGACCTGTTGCTCCGTCCTTGCCAGTTGCTCCGTCTGCTCCTGCTGGACCAGTTGCTCCGTCTGCTCCTGCTGGACCAGTTGCTCCGTCTGCTCCTGCTGGACCAGTTGCTCCGTCTGCTCCTGCTGGACCAGTTGCTCCATCAACTCCGTCCGCTCCTGCTGGACCTGTTGTTCCAGCAGAAAATTCTACCCCACCCAAAAATAATTTTGTTGTGTGAACAACTCCTGCTGTCAAAGTTCCTAAATCTTCTTCGTTTGTATTTCCAGCCATTATAATATATATATATATTATAAAATTCACAAAAAAAAATTATTTTACTTAATAATCAATTGTCTGTTTATTATTTTTTAAATAACAAATGTCGAAATAATACAATTCTCATTGAAATGTGTCAAATATATATTAAATGGTATATTGGGCGTTTATTAAATATTATTGTATCTTATATAGTTTATAATTTAGATTAGTAAAATGACGAATACCAAGCTTCGGTCTCATATAACTATGATCCCTATTTTCCGATTCCGCTATAGGAAATGAATAACTTTTCAATGTTTTATGGTTAATACAAATAAACCATGAATTTCTATCGACCGACCCCCAGTCAATATTTTCAGGTTGAATAAACTTATATTTTTTCATTACTTTGTCGATATTAATAAAACTACTATATTTTTCTACAGGGTTCATATCTTTTACACACGCCGGAAGGTTTCCTTTAATTTCGATAACTTTTCCTGCATAAAAAGCTTGCATATTTGTTATTTGCCTCGTTTTAAATAAAATTGTTCCAGTTCAATTTTTTAAAAACCAATTTGGTTTGGTAATATTAAAATAAAAACCCCGAGAGTATTAAACCATAATTGATAAGGCAAAATAATCTCTTTTTGTGCTCGTGGAAACATGAATGGTACAAAAGAAAATATGGCATTAATTATTATTAAAAAAGCTACTAAACTTATAATTTTATTCATATAAATTTAGTATAGATTATTCTATATTTTTGTATATTATTCTATCTTATATTGATTACTAAAAGGATCCCATTTTTTTAGTGATTTTAAATCTAATAAATGGAGTGATAGTGGTGTTTGTTGCCTGCTGTTTTTTATTTCAATATACGGCGTTGTGTTAAAATATTTATTATTTTGTTTTATTGTCCCAACGATAATAGAGTCAAAATTATTTTTCCAACTGTCCTTATTTTTTTTAAAATCAGAAATATTGGTTTTAATATTAATTAACGAATCAGAATGCTGTGAGAATATGGCAAATCTAGCTATACCTCCTTCTATATATTTCCCTACCTTATTTGTTATAGTAATGCCATTTGAAAACTCTTCTTTAAAATCTGCCGACCAACCGCCTCTTCTTACGGCATAATTAAATGATCCATATTCTTTTATTTTTTCACTATTCGTTTTAACAGACAGCGCTAAAGATACCAATGATTTACTACTACCCCCTTTATAAAAGACCATAGGTATTTCAATAATTTCTTTTTTTTGATTTCTCAAATTGGTAAGTTGAGGGTTTAAATAAAATAAATCATACACCGATTTATGAATTGGAAAATTTAATATTTTTCGGTGGTTGCATATTTCACTCAACAAAGTCCACCATAATTCTTTCTCGGAATTTAAGTATTGTATCATATTTGTTTTAAAATAATTTTCATCGACTTGATAAAAAATATATAAATTATTATTTTTTTCTAAAAACCCAGTTTCTATTAATTTCAAATCGGTAATAGAAGTGTAAAAAGTTTTTGCTTGTGATTTTATTGATTTATTTTTATTTATCTTGGTAAATGGAAAAACACAGGTATTTTGTAGTGATTTTTTCTTAAAGTCACTTGGATATTTGTATAATAAGTATTCTAAATAAGGATAAGTTGTTAAAAAATTGTTACCAGATGAATTTAGTTTATAAATACATATAACTAATAAATCAATATTACTTTTATCTATAGTATTAAAATCAGTTCTTAAAATATTGACAGCATCATACGATAATTCAGTTTCATTTGACGGAATATTATCAGGTGTATTAATAATTATTGTATTTTTTTTGATTTTTTTTTTTTTTTTAAATAATTTGTTTGTTATATTTTTATATTTTGATTTAACATTCATACTATATATTTTAGGGATAATTATTTTTTATTATTTTTTCTTCGGATATTTTCTTTTATTGTTTCCTCTCGATTATCTAAAATAAAGGATTCCACTTGTTTAGCCTTTTCAGGATCTTGTGAAAAAAAAGTAGCCAATATTCCATTTAAATATTTTTTTGAGATTGATTTTTTTATTTTTTGCTGGCTATAAATTAATTTTCCGTTTCCGGTATTAATTTCCTCAATTTCATTGCTTTTCATAACATCTACTAAAGCATTTGTCATAATTTTCTTTTCTTGTTTTAAACTTCTTATTTTTTTCTGTAAACCTTTTATTTCTTCATCTACATTAATCCAATTTCTTATTTCCTGTATAAGTTTATCTTTTTCATCGTCGTGCATATAATATAAAATATAAAAAGGTTTTATATTATAATTTTAATTATAATTTAAGTCTTTATTATTTCATCTTGTTTTATTTATTTAAATAAACTATATTATTATGATTAATGATTACATATCACCATCATCGTAATCGCTATCAACAAAAGTCTCCATAGTGGAGTATAAAAAATTAGTAATCTTTTGTGTTGATATTTTTTTATTTTTTTTATTTTTTTTATCTAAATTTGATTTTAGACATTTTTTAAGATGTCTTTTACACACCTTATTATCCAAACATTCTTTTATCTTTATATTTATTTTAGCACCACAGCATTGGTTTTTTCTTTTACCACTTTTAAGAATAGCCGAACATAAATATACATTTTTTTGTAGTTTTTTATTTTTCTCAGCTTTTTCCTTTTCCTTTTCCTTTTCCTTTTTCTTTTTTTCTTGTTTCTTCTTTTCTTGTTTTTCTATTATAGTTTCATGTGTTTTACACATTTTATTAAAACATTTTTTTTTACATTCCTGTCCCTTTTTTTTGCCACTTTTAAATATATAACAACAAATATTTGGTTTGAAACTTAAGTTTAATGGCCAATTAACATATTTTATTTTTTCAAACCCTTCTCTCCATGGCAATATTCCATCTTGTAATTTTCTACAGTAGGGGCATTTGATTTGTTTTATTTTTAATTTAGTTATTTCAAGGTGATTTTGTTGTTTTTGATGTTTAATTTCATTAAATATAGAATTATAATTAAATTGGTGACCGCAGTTTAATTTAATATGGTTTTTTTCTAAAAACTCACCACTGATCAAACAAGTGTTATCATCGTCTGTGGTATTGTTATCATCACATAACATTTCCATTAATTGTTTATTAAAGTCAATTGTCGATACTATGACATTATTTTGTGAATAAGACATTAAATTATTATAATATTTACTCTTTATATATATTAAATAAATGATAGAACAATGGTCAATCCCTACATGGATATTCCTACATACTTTAGCAGAGAGAATATCAGATAAATTTATGAAAGAAAATAACGAAGAAGTTTTAAATATAATTAAAACTATATGTTTTATTTTACCATGTCCAACGTGTCGCGAACACGCAACTTATTTTATTAAAAGAATTCATCATAATCAGGTAAAAACTAAAGAAGACTTAAAATCATTATTATTTTTCTTTCATAATAAAGTTAACAAAAGATTAGGAAAACGTGTATATCAAAATAAAAATTTATCTGTATACAAAAATAGAAGGTTTGATATTATCACCTTAAATTTTTTGAATGCTTTTTCAAAAAAATATAATTCAAGGCTGTTGGCTGGATTTATCTCACAAAACAGTAAAAGAAAAACGGAAACTCGTAGAATTAGTAATTGGCTAAAAAAAAATTGGAAACATTTTTAAATAGGAAATAAATATTTTAAATTATGAAATAAATATTTTAAATTATAAAATATTTATTTCAAAAAAATATATTTTTTATTTTTTGACTTTTGAACAAACAAATTTTTTATTTTCCATTTTACATTTTTGACTATCACTAGAAGTAGAATTGAAATAAGTTAAATCTAGAGGTGTATCCGATGTATTTTCAAGTGAATATATAGTTATGTAAAATAACAATCCGCATACCATACCAATAATATATCCTAAAAATAAATCAATGTAGTTAGCGCATAATAAAGGTGAAGAGGTTCGTAAATAAGCGCTTGCTAAAGTTATCGATATTAAAAATCCAATTAACAACCAATTATATTGATTATTTAAAAACATACCCATTGTCAAATAAATAAATGAAAACGCAAAAAATAAAGCATGAGGCTCGGGACTACTAAAAAATGTACCCCACCCACCTGTTTCTTTTTCTAATATATTACACGCTGGATCAAACATTTTACTGCCGCTTTTTATGCGTCCTTTTCCAAGTACCGCACCTTTTAAAAATCCAGGAACTCTATTAGGAAAAGAAGAAGAAAAAGCTCTCCCTAAAAGTGTAGTTAATAATGAACCTAAAATATAAAGTGGTGCTTTCCAACTTGGGTATAAAAATGTTTGCCATACCGCACCACCTAGAATAATCATAGGTGCCATTAATACATAAAATCTTATTGTTGTTGGTATACTTGATAATAATGCCATATATATATATATTAACTATAAAATATATCTATAATTATAAAAAATAGATCTGTTATAATTATAAAAAATAGATCTGTTATAATTATAAAAAATAGATCTGTAAATATATTTATACAAAAACCATTTTCAAAACTTCGTCGATATGTTCTACAGGGTGAAATTTAATACCATCAAAAATAGATTTATCGGTATATTTCTCCATCAATAAATCAAAATCTTTAATATTTTCTTTAGGGTAAATAAATTCTGTGATACCTGCTCTTATGCCTCCTAGAATTTTTAAATCAAGACCACCTATGGCGGTGACATTTCCTTGTAAGTTAATTTCACCCGTAATCGCAATATTATTTTTTATTTTTTTAGAATTTAATAAACTATAAATAGCTGTTGTGATTGCTGTACCAGCCGAAGGACCGTCTTTTGGCGTGGCTCCTTCGGGACAATGAATATGTAATCCCTGCATTTTACTTTTTTCAAATTTTTTCAATATTTGATTATGTTTTTTAGAGGATAATTTCCACGCTAAAGTTTTCGCAACTTGCATTGACTCTTTCATAACATCGCCTTGCATGCCTGTTAATTTAAAATCCAATGGTTGACTTGCCATGTTCCATAACACTTCTATTTGTATAATCCCACCTTTCCCTAAAGAGTTCGCCCACAGTCCATTAATAATGCCAACTTCCGGTTTTTTATGAACTAATTTTGGTTTAATTTCGTGACGCTCTTTTAAATAATTATTTTTAATATCATCTTTGGTAATAATAATGGGCATTTCTTCCACTGATCGTTTTTTTGTCAGTATTTCTAAATTTATTTCTCTTATAATTTCGGTTAAAATTTCTTTTAATTTTCTGACCCCAGCTTCATATGTGTAGGTTTCTATTATAAAAGTAATTATGTCGTCGGGAAACCGCATTGTATTTCTTAATTTTATTTTATCATATATTTCTGGTAAAATATATTTATTTACGATAACAAGTTTGTCTTTTGTCGATAAACTTTTAAATTTAACTCTGTGTATCCTGTCCAATAATATTCTATCAATAAGAGCCGGGTCATTATAAGAAAATATAAATAATGCCTTGCTTAAATCAATATCTATACCACTAAAGTATTTATCCTGGAAATTTTCATTTTGAGTTCCATCGACTAAATGTGTAAGGATCCCAATAAGTTCTTTGCCGTGTTCAGATTTACTAATTTTATCTAATTCATCAATAAAAATAATTGGATTCATACATTTCGTTTCCATTAGTATATCTACTATTCTTCCCCACGTTGAACCCACGTAAGTATAATTGTGACCCTGTAATGTACTGCCGTTGCTTGACCCACCAACCGCAATAAACGAAAATGGTCTACAAACACCATTGTTGTCTTTTAAGCATTGTGCTAATCCGTATTTTGCCAATGAAGTTTTTCCAACACCCGGTGGTCCTTCAAAACCGAAACAATACCCTCTTTGCTGTCCATTCATCCACTCGCCAATAATTCTCTCTACTTGTCTTTTTGCGTTTTGGTGTCCATGAACCGCTTTGTCCAAAGTTTTATTAATATCGGTCATCGTTGTGTTAACGCCGTTCCAAGCCGTTTCTATGCTATTAAGCTTATCGCATACAAACGACCTTGAGTATTGACATGAAATTTTTGGAAAATGATTTTTAATCTCTATCATAAGTTTTATATTTCCACTATTTTTTTCCATAAATTTTTTCAAACAGTCTTTCATATAATTAACCTTTTTACCTGAATGGCATAATTTTTTAATTTTGTATTTTTTTAACAAACCGTTTATAAAACATATATTTGCTATCAGATCATTTCTTTTTCCATTTACGATTGTTTTTAGCAATTTAACAAATACTTTTTTTTCGGCTTCTGGGATAATTTGTGTTTTAATATAATTACAATAACTAGCAATTTCTAAACTACTATAATTATCTTTTTTAGGAATAAAATCGTTTTCGGAAGCACTGGTTTCGTGAAGATAATTAACTAATTCTAAGAATAATGCGTGGATATTTTTCATATTAGATAAAATTGGTTCAGACTTATAAATCCCAAAGGGAATTTTCAATAATCCATCAAGAAATTGCTTTGCTTTTGAACCAGAGTCTTCGGATTTCGCTTTAACCTCTTTTAATTTTATCATAGCCTTTTCCTTTACTTTATCAGGAGCTTTCATTAAACATATTTGTTGTTCTATTGGTATCTTATTTACATCATAATTAGATAAGCTTTGTGTATATTTAATTGTAGATTGCATGGCATCTCTAAAATATTTTTTAATATTCCATGGCAAGCTATCAAACAACATTGTTTGTTCTGTAGTATCAATACTTTTATCATTTGTTTCGCCTGATAATATATCATATAAAAGATAAGCAAGGTATTTAAACTCATGGTCATCTTCTTTTATCAATAATTGAATTAATGTTTTTCTTTGTTGGTAAAGTTGATTATTCGCAAAATCACTCACATTTTCCGAAATAGATTTTTGTTTTATTAATTTAATTTGATTTAAATAACCAGTGAACCTCTGATATAATTCACCGTTATTATATATTAAGTATTCTTTAATTGTTAATGTTTGAATAAATCTGTCAAATTCTTTTGTAAAAAATTCGGGGTCAGAAGGCTTTTTTTTTATCAATTCGGTAATCCGTTCATCTATAAAAGTTTCATTTAAACAAGAAATAACCATATCATCTATAACGCCACAAATAATAATAATTTTTTCCTCTTGTATATTGTGAACCGCTACTTTAATACCGTATACTTTTTTTAAAAATTTGTTAGATGTACGAGCCAAATCAAAACAGTCAAAATTATTTGATCTTTCGACAATCATAAAATCTTCAATAATCCTATTTTTAACTAATTTTTTGTTTCCTTTTTTCTTTTTTTCAAATGGTAAAACTTTATAACTAATGGGGTGAACATATTTTTGTATGATAGAGTATTTTTTCTTTTCATTATCGTTTAAAGAATTTGTGAAATTAGAACCCAAAGCAACAGTAATAAGGTCATTGAAATCAGAAGTGCCATAACTTTTAAATAAATTGGATAGTTCATTGTTAATTTTTTGAAGCTTATTAATAATATCATTAAAATCTACCTTTTTTTTTGATATAATAATATTTAAATTATTTAAATCTTTATATAAGTCTTCTAATACTAATGTATATTTATTAAGTTCGTTTGCTGTAATAATATCCATGTTTTTATATTTCTGAACAGACAAAGTAGATTTACTGATCATATCCTGAAAAAAAGATATTTTATTTTTTGAAAAATTTAAAGTATCGATTTTTTCATTTTTAGTACTAATAATAGTATTTTTTTTTTCGTTTTTTGTCATTTCCTAAACTATATATATATATTTTATTATATTTTTACCAAAAAAAATAATCAAAACTAATATTTTTAAATAAATTTAAGATACTTTAAATTTAAAATTATGATTTAGTGTTTATATATCACTTGGGTCAAATTAAATTTTAATAATATGTTAATATGATTTAAAATTAAAAATTTATTATTAAATATTAATGGGTATACCAAGTTACTTTTCTTATATTGTGAAAAACCACAGTCATATTATAAAAAAAATAAAACACCTTAATAATAAAGCAAACAACTTATATTTAGATAGCAATTCAATTATTTATGATTGTTTACGTAGTATAAAAGAGAAAAATATTTCTTCAAATATGTTTGAAGAAATATTAGTTAAAAAAGTATGCGAAACAATTGATAAATATGTTATGACCATAAAACCAAACAAAACACTATTTATAGCGTTTGATGGTGTCGCGCCTTTTGCTAAAATGGAACAGCAAAAAAATAGAAGATATAAATCTTCATTGGATTCTTTGATTATGGAAAGATTAAAAATCAATACGGAAAAAAATTGGGATAAAACAGCAATTACACCTGGAACTAAATTTATGAAAAAACTAAATTTAAAAATTTCAAGTTACTATAAAACAAAACCAGAAATTCTGGGGGTAAAAAACATAATCATAAGCGGCAGTAATGATCCCGGTGAAGGAGAGCATAAGATTTTCGATTATATTAGAAATAATAGGACAAAACACTCAAACGAAACAACATTTATTTATGGTTTGGATGCCGATTTAATAATGCTTTGTTTAAATCATTTATATATTTCAGACAATATATTTTTATATAGAGAAACACCTGAATTTATAAAATCAATTAATCGCGATCTAGAACCAAATGAATCGTATGTATTGGATATACCTATTTTAGGTTCTATTTTAAATGATACATTAAGTAATAATAAAAATGAAAAAATAGACAGACTACATGACTATATTTTTATTTGTTTTTTTTTGGGAAATGATTTTATGCCTCATTTCCCGGCCGCGAATATTAGGACAACAGGCATCGAAACAATGATCAATGCCTATAAAAATACAGTAGGAAAAACTAATAAAATATTAACTGATGGTAATAAAATTTATTGGAACCAGGTAAATAAATTAATTGAATGTATTTCGGCACAAGAAGAAGATTTATTAAAAACTGAATATAATAAACGTAGAAAATTAGAAAAAAAAAAATATTTTTGTAAAACTGATAAAGATAAATTATATAAATTTTCAATGCTGCCTACATATAATCGACTTTTAGAAGAAGATATAGACCCGTTTTCTAGGGGGTGGGAAAAACGGTATTACAAAATATTATTTGATACAGATATTACAAATAATATGAAAAAAAGAATATGTATTAATTATCTCGAAGGTTTGGAGTGGACAATGAAATATTATACAACCGGTTGTGTAGATTGGAAATGGGGGTATGAATTTCATTACCCACCTTTGTTTTCCGATTTAGTAAAATATACACCATTGTGGGATACTAATTTATTACAACAAAAAAAACCAGAAGTTGTTCATCCATATGTTCAGCTGGCTTATGTATTACCAAAAGTTTCATTGTATCTGTTGCCAAAAAAAGTTGAAAAAATGTTATTAGAAAAATATAAAGAGTATTATGATATAAATCCGGAGATAAAGTGGTCTTTTTGTAAATATTTCTGGGAATCACATGTTGATTTTCCTCATATTGATTTTAATGTTTTAGAAAAAGACCTTAAAAGTTTTTCTTGATTAATATTAAAATATGACAGAAATTAGTTTTGATAGTAGAAATGATTTTAAAGAATTTATAAAATCAAATGCTTATGTTTTTGTGAGAGTTAGTGCTAAATGGTGTGGTCCATGTAAAAAAATAAATCCTTTAATAAATAAACAAATCAAAGAATTGCCTCAAGATATTAAAATAGTTTATATTGATTATGATAAACACAGAGACGTTGCTTCTTTTTTAAAAATAAAAAATGTCCCGACATTCTTATTTTTTACAAGAGGCAACCCTGATATATGTTTAGTTGGTGCTAATCCTGAAAACGTTATGAAATTTTTTAAACAAATGGCGTATAAAGTTGAAAATAAATAAATAAAATAATATAATTATTTATATCTGATGGACGACTTGGATTTAAATATAAATAATTATAGTTTAGAAGAATTGTTAAATTTATTTCATTTAGATTATAATTTCGGAGAGAATGAATTAAAAATGGCAAAAAAAATGGCATTAAAAACACATCCCGATAAATCCGGATTATCAATGAAATATTTTATTTTTTTTGTAAAAGCATACAAATCTCTCTCAAATGTTTATTATTTCCGACAAAAAAGAAAATCAGATGCCCCTGACGAATACGACGCACCCACAAATAAACAACACGCGGCATTGCTCCATTCTTTAGAAGGTAAAAGTGTTAAAGAATTTAATTCATGGTTTAATGAAATGTTTGATAAAGTAAAAATACATGATAATGAAATAGACACTGGTTATGAAGAATGGTATAAAAATAATGAAGAAGTATCGCCTAGAAAAAATATAACAATGAGTGATTTTGGGAGAGAATTCGAAAAAACAAAACAACACTGTAAAAGTGTAGTAGTTCATAAGGGAGTACAAGACATTGATTACAGTTCGGGTGGTTATAGTTTAAGTCGAAACAAACCTGAACAATATTCTTCCGATATATTCAGTAAATTGCCTTATGAAGACTTAAAAAAGGCGCATACAGAGACAGTGGTTCCTGTAACACGAGAAGACTTTGATAATATACCTAAGTTTTCGAGCGTAGACAGTTTTATACAGCATAGAGAAAAACAAGCCACTGACCCCCTTTCTCTCCAACAATCAAAAAAATATTTACATGAGAGAACGCAAAACGAAAACAAGGATTCGATGCTTAGGGCATATTCTTTAATTAAAATGGATGAAGCTGTTGAAAAAAGCAATCAAGAGTGGTGGACAAATTTTAAAATTTTAAAAAATTAAATCAAAGTAAATCTTATTATTTTATGAATGGTTTTATAACACTTTCATAAAATATTTTAGTTGTTTATATATAAATGATGAAGTATATTTTAGGTTTTGTATTAGTTACGGCAGTTGGTATTTTATATGAAAAATATCAACAAAAATTTTTACCCGATGAAGAGTTAAGGAATGTTAATTTGATAAAACAATTTTTATTAAATGATAGCAACAATTTAGGCAAACCGGTATTATGGATACATACGGAAAACAACGTAAATGCTCGAAATTGGAAAAGTTTTTATTCTAGAAATACACGACAATTAAATCAACCCTATATTATTTCATGTATAGAAACAATTATCAGAAATTGCGGAAACAGTTTTAATATTTGTCTTATAAATGATACGTCATTTCGTAGTTTACTAGGTGATTGGGATATTAATTTAGATAATCTCTCTGGACCTGTAAAAAAAAACGCGAGACAGTTGGGTTTGTCTAAATTATTATATTCGTATGGTGGATTATTATTACCTAATTCAACAATTGTAACAAAAAATCTAAGATCTTTTTTTGACAGAGCATTACAAGAAAATGATTTTTTCGCGGTAGAAGGAATTAACAAAAGTTCAACCGCCGATATGATTAATTTATTACCAATGGAAAATATATTAGGTTGTAGAAAAAAAAGCAAAGCAATGAATAAATATATATCTTTTTTGGAGAGAAAATTAAAAACAGATTATACGGATGAAGGAAACTTTTTAGGGGGGAATAATAAATTTTTGTATCAATTATTTAAAAAAAAAGAAATAACATTGATCGAAGGTAAGTTATTCGGCATTATTGATAAAAATTGTAAAACGGTGACATTAGATCGTCTAATGTCCAATGAATTTATAGAATTTGACAATTCTAAATTACACGGTATAATAATACCATCGGAAGAATTATTAACTAGAACGCAATATCAATGGTTTGTACGTTTATCACAAAAACAACTTAGAACATGTGAAAACAATATTTCTAAATATCTTCTAATTTCTCAGGAATAATTATATGATAACTAAGTAAATATTTTGATTTATCATAAGACATAACAGAAGAAAATGGGATATGGTAATATTTACAAACTTGCCTAATAATGGTTATTAAATTTTTATATGTATTTTTTCTTTCCGTGTAATATTTTTTTGAATTATAATAATATTTTTTCAACGCATCAATAAACGGTTGTGCTTCTTCTTTTAAATTTGCCTTTTTAAAAGTATTTTTGGAAACGATAAATTTATTTTTTCTATATTCGGCATTAGAAAAAAGAAAATTATGTAATAATTCTAATGGTGGTTTCGTTTTAAATATTTGACTTACCATGATATGAGATAAGAGTGTGTGTATATATATATGTACATATATTAATAAAACATCATGCATAACAATACTAACATAGAATACTTAACATAGAATACTTAACATAGAATACTTAACATGGAATACTTAACATGGAATACTTAACATAGAATACTTATATAATTATATAAATAGGAGTCCAACTATATTATTATTAATACTATTTGTAAAAATTGATTTATAAATATTTTATTATATATTTTTATAATTATTATGGATTTGATAATTAACAATGATAATATCCACAATAATATGGTTAACATGGGAAAAGATAAAATAAATAACAATGATTTTATGAAAGATTTGTCTGATTTAATGGAAAATGAACAATTTTCAAATTTTTTTAAAAAATATATGACTGACTGGGATACATTAAAATGTACTACTATTTATATGCGTTTATATAGCGAATTTAAAGATAAATACAATGAAATATCTGGAAAAAAATTGGATAAACATATAATTATTTATTTATTATCAAAAATAATGACCGATAATATATTAAGACCATTTACAATTGAAACTATAAAAAAGGTCCAACAAGAAAATAATAAAATAGATTTTTTTGACGAATTCGAAGATTTCTTAAAAACAACTTGTTTAAATTGAAATAAAAATAATTACAATATTATATTATTATTATTGTAATTATTTGCTATGAGTACTTATACACCTATAGCTTATCCTCTTTCTTTTAGTGATAACCCACAAAGAGAAAGATTAGCAAATAGCAATCAAGTATTACTTCCACCTGAAATACTACAAAATGAGGAAATAGAATTTCCAGTTTATTTTACTATTTCAAATAATGAAAAAAGTTTAAATGTTGCTGTTTTTGAATTTACAGAAACACCAAACGTAATTTACATGCCTTGGTTTATTTTAAATTTATTAGATTTAAAAGAAGGAGAGCCGGTAGATGTTAAAATGATTGAAGAAGAAATACCATTGGCAACGGAAATTACGTTAATGCCTCATGAACATGAATTTGTTACCCTTACTGATCCAAAAGCAATATTGGAACATTGTATTAGTAAAAATTATCCAATCCTTACGGAAAATGAAATCATTAAAATAAATTACATCGATAAAGTTTATAATCTCTCTGTGATTGATATAAAACCAAATAATATTGTGAGTACAGTTAATTGTGATGTTACATTAAATTTTGAAAGAGCTTTAGATTATATAACACCCCCTCCAACGCCAAAACAATCAAGTATCGAATCATTTTCGCAATTTTCCGATTCTACTAATCCAGAAAACCAAATAATAAGATCAAACCAAATGAGTAGAGAAAGTAAAATCAATGAGTTTAAAAATAAAAATTTACAAGATGTCGGGTTTATACCGTTTAGTGGGAAAGGCAATAGACTTGGTTCGAAATAATTATTACAATAAATTAATTAAATCATGCGTTAAAAATGTTAATTCTATGGAATGTTCGTGTTGAATGTGAAATAAAGCAATATAATCGCAAATAATTTTAATTGTTTTATACTTTATTTTTTCTGGTAGCATATCTGTATATTTCACAAATTGAAAGTAACTATCTAATATATCCAAAACAGAATATCCTTTTTTGTATATATCGTCTATGTTTTTTTTAGATTCTCTAATATTTTTTTTAATATACCAATTGTTAGTATAATTTTCGAATTCAAAAAAACTTATATTTGTACAAGTATTTTTTGCTATTTCAATAGTGATCTTTTGATTTAATAGTTTAAATTTTTCAATATAATTAATTAATAAACGGATTGAATTATTACATATACTTAAAATAAACTCTTCGGCTTGATCTGTAATATCAATATTCTCGCATTTTATTATTTTATCAATAATTTTTTTTAATGATAATCTATTTAATTTTTTTATTTTTACAATGGTTATTCTTGATTGTATACTTTCAATTACTTTTTGAACATTAGAACAACTTGCTAAAAAATTAACGTTACAGCTATATTTATCAATACAATTTCTAAAAACCTGTTGACCTTTATCGTTAATAAATTCGATATCATCCAATACTACAAATTTTTTTTTCCCATTTATCGAGGATGGTGTTTGACAAAAAGTTTTAACTTCATTTCTATAATAAGAAATTCCTTGATCGTTCAAATTATTAATATATAGTATATTATCATTTGGTAGTTTTTCAATGTCATAGTATTCTCTCATGATAGCATCCAATAAAGATGTTTTTCCTGTTCCTTTATTTCCAATAAATAGCAGATTTAATGATTCTGTTTTAATTAACATGTTTAATAAGCTGGTAAAATCATTGTCATTTACGAAATCTTTCAAATTTTGCGGCTGATATTTTTTTAAAAATGGCTTATTCATAAACTGATTCATAAATAAGTATTTAAGTAGTATTATTTAATTATACATATATGAACAAAGACTATTATAATATTTTAGGTGTAGATAAAAACTCTGATGCTAATACAATTAAAAAAGCATATAGAAAGCTTTCAATGAAACATCACCCTGATCGTGGAGGAGATGATGCAACCTTTAAAGAAATCAACAGTGCGTATCAAATATTAGGAGATAATGATAAAAAAAAAATGTATGACATGGAAAGAAACAGTCCTTTTGGAGGCATGGGAGGCATGGGAGGCATGGGAGGCATGGGAGGCATGGGAGGCATGGGAGGCATGGGAGGCATGGGAGGCCATGAGGATATTTTAAAAATGTTTTTTGGCGGAGGAGGTGACCCATTCGGAATGGGAAATGCTAATGTGCAGTTTTTTCATCAAGGAAGACCCGTTAATATTCAGAGAAAGCCGGCGTCTATTGTAAAAACAATATACATTACATTAAAACAAGCCTTTTCAGGTTTAGATTATCCATTGGAATTAGAGAGATGGTATCAAGAAAATGGTCAAAAAAGAGTTGAAAAAGAAAAAATATATTTTAATATAAAAGCTGGAATTGACGATAATGAAATTATTATTATTAAAAATAAAGGAAATGTTGTCAATGAAAATATGAAAGGAGATGTTAAAATTTATATTAAAATTAAAAACGAAAGTGTATTTCAAAGAAAAGGATTGGATTTAATTTATAATCAAAAAATTTCTTTAAAAGAATCATTAACAGGATTTTCATTTGAGTTAAAACACTTATCCGGGAAAACATATGTTATTAATAATTCAGACGGAAAAATAATCCAACCTGGATATCATAAACTAATTAAACATATGGGGATGATAAGAGAGAGAGGGCACCCAGCTCCACCGTTAAAAGGTAATTTGATTATTAAATTTGATATACAATTTCCAAATGATATTAGTGAAGAAACCAGAGAGAAATTAAGAGCTATTTTATAAAATTTTTGTGGCAATATACACAACCAAAAACACAAACCCCAAAAACGCAATAATACCAACAGTTATTAATAACCCACACATCGGTGTACCGCATGATTGATCTTCAAAGTATTCAGAATTTTTATTTTTAGTAAATTCAATACCAAAAATTTCATTTAATTTATTATGATTATCACCATTATCTTTTTTAGTAGTTAAATTTTTTAAAATTTCAAATTGTTCTTTAAAAATATCTTCTTTTAAATCATATTTTTGGTGCATTTTGTGTAAATAATTTAAATATTTTGATGAACATCTAGAATCTAATTCTCCAAACGGGTCAAATATAAGACTGGTTAATGTGTTTTTTCTGTCAGGTTCTTGTAAATTTTTATAACAACAAGTACTACAATGTCTATTCCTTAAAATATCAGCATATACCATTTCGTCTGAAAACAGTTGATCTATAATACTGAACGCTGATCTTAATAGTAAAATTTTTTCATAGGCATATGATTTTTCAAAATATTCTTGGTCAATCAACTGTTTTTTTTTTAAAATTTCAGGACTATCAAATTGATAGCCTCTATCTAATAAGTTGTTGTGCTGTGTTTTTAAAAATTTGATTTGGTTTATTTTGTCACGAACAAAGGTAATGTAATGTTTTCGCAACCCTTCTATTTTTTTTATAACTGAAAATATGTTTATATTATATGCTATTTTATAGCGGTATCTTATTTTTCTGGGAACAATAAATTGGTTTGTTTCCTTAATTTCTTTAATTTTTGCCTCAATCTCTCCTAATTTTTTTTCTATTTTCTTGCCGACTTCAATTAATTGTAATTCTTCGCGTCTTTCTTTTCTTTCTTTAATATCTGTTATATCTTTAACCTGGTCTTCTTTATCAAAACCAGTCATGTCAGTAAATAGTAACAAGGAACCCGAAAAAAATTCGCAAATGGATTGAAGTTTATCATATTGATGAGCGGAAGTTTTATGAGCCTCACTTTGAGCGTCCAATTTCAAATAACTAACGATTGCAAGTAAAAACGATATACCGGCATTTATACTCGCAATCATTATTGTCCCCCATGGTTGATTTTCCAGAGCAGGCGAAAGAACGGAAGCCGTCGCTGAGAAAAAAATAGAGGGGAACATTAAAAAATTTAATTTAGATGAGCAAAAAGATTCGGCTTCCATATAAATTATTTTTTGCCCTTTAACATAACTAGCTAATATATCCATAGCAGAAGAAAAATATTCATTATTGTTATGGTAAATAGACGATAAATCTTCCTCGACGGTATGAAACGAAGTTTTCTTTGCTTTAAATCTAAAATACCCCCGATGATCTATCACCGCAGATTTTTCATTTTCATATTTCTTGTGTATTATTTTTAATGTATTTATAAGATCTTCATTTGTTTGAAATGAAGATCTTTTTACATTAATCCCGTCAACAAACGTTTCCTTTGGGAGGTGTGTCCTTTTTTCTTTTTGGAGTTCTTTTATTCTAGGTTTGATTGGATACCGCATTGTGTCAAGTCTTTTCATATTATTGGTATTGCTTGGTGAATGAATAGTTACATTGACAGTTTCACCTTTTTCATCTTTTTCATTATCTTCTGAAGTATTTTCTTTTGTTGGAGGATCTGTTATTTTATTTTTAACTATTTTATTAATATTTATATTTTTTAATATTTTCGTTTGTTTTTCTTCTACCATGGAGATAATATTTTTCATTGTTTCAATGACTTCTGGTTTGTTTTCATCGATGTTATTATTTTCATTTATAGTCAATTCTAAATGTCTTTGTGGTGAATCCAACATATAATATAATACAATAATACAATATTATAAATAATAATATAAATCCTATAAATAATAATATAAATTCTTATATTATTGTTTTTTTTAAATTATCGCTTTATTTTTTAAATTATCCATATAAAATGATTTACGAGATACGTTTCGTTTCAATATCGGCATTTACTAAATATATTGAATTTTCTGTAATGATAATATAATCTTCAAGAGGTTTTCCCGATGAATCCTCGCCCTCACCAACTTTATATATTTTGGAAACGGGACTAGTATATTCATCTTCACTTTTGACTAGTAATTTTTCACCTGATTCTCTGATACCAATTAATACTTGTTTATCACAAGAACTGGTCCAATAATCAAGCATAATGGGTTTATCATCTACCATGGCTAATTTAGATGCATGTTGTAATGTATTTGAACATGGAACTCTGTATGATGCGGCTTCTGAACTCATTATACTATATTTTTATTTGAAATCTTTAAATACTTATTTATTCGTTTAATAAGTATTTATGAAATTTATATCTAATTATAAATATAATGGAAGAACAATTATTCAATGTTTGTGACACTGAAAATTATAGTAAAACATATGACACGTCATCTACAAAAGAAGCATCTCAAAAAATAATCAATTTGTTATTTAATTTTATAGAATATATAAATCAACAACAAAAGGTAGATTATTTTAAAAATTATGATAAATTTATAATTAATAGGGGATTTAAAACGATTAGTCATTGTTTTGAAATTCTTTTATTATACACAAAAAATACCAATTTAGCATTATTTAATTCCAAAAAAGCATATATATACTATGTCGAATTTATTGGACAAATAGGATACAATAATCATAGTTTTTTAAAATTAAATTCAATTGACGCTATGTTATTTGTTTATAAAAAAACTATTTTTGAAATAGACAGTTTAATAAAAAAAAATTACATAGAAAACCCAACAGAAAAAAAACATTTTATTTTTTTATCAACAAATATAAAATTGTTTATATTATTATTCAATGTGGTAATAAAAGATAAAACACAAAATGATAATGGTATTGAAAATAAAACAGTTATCAATGAAGAAGAATTAAAGAAATCAAATAAAAATCTAAATAATTTATTAAAAAACTATTGTAAAATAATTTCAACTATATATAAAGTAGATGATACTATAGATAATAATAATAATAATATTGAAAATATATGTTATTTTATTGAATATTTAGAAAAAAATTACACTATTTCAAGTGATTTTTTATTAAATATTATCAGTATTTTTATAAAAAAAATAAAAAAAAATAAAATTACTAGAACACATATTCATAATAAAATGATGAATAGTTTTAATATTCAAAAATACATTAACGAATCGAGTCATATTAAATTAATTAACTATATTTTTAGCAACTAAAATAGTTTTTTTCCTCAGTTTTTTTTTAGTTTTTTTTTTAGGAGTAATATTATTTGTTATGTAAATATTTTCGTATTCATCATGTAAAAGAACAACTAGAAAATTATAAATTATATTTAAAATTTTTTCTGTACAATTACCCACTATTAAAACGCTCCCTGTTCGAAATATCATGAAAGATATCTCTTTACAGTTATTTTCACCTTTTCCATTTCCTTTTTTATTACATCTATTCGCACATAAACATTTCCCTTTATTATCTGGCATATCTTCATTATAATAATATTTACACTGGATTCCAGGATAAGAACACGAGTCGAACATTGTGTGTATATTGTATTTGTATTTTAAAATATCACTCAAAACATCTCTTTTAATATAGAAATTTGAAGTAAAATTGGAATTAATTAAAACACTATTAATGTTTTCTTTTTCATAACTTAATTTTTTATCGATATACGGTTGAAGAAATTTTAAGACATTATCAAGTGTTACCCACAGCACTTCGTCATTTTGAATACCAGGTATTTCCATTTTACCTGTATTAAATATTTTTACATGAATATCTTTAAAAGTATTTTTGTATTTACTTCTTACAACTAAAACAAAACAATTATAAAACGCACCTCTTTTTTTTTTCCTCAAACAGATAATATCTTTTTTATTTATCCCAATATTAATTTTTCTTACATCTTTAAATTTGACTTTTCTAGCGTTTGGGTTATCTATTTTAGTAATAGTATCAATTGACATTATAATTTTATTTTTCTTTAGATTTTCAGTTTCTATTTCTATATTTTTTTCTAAGATTTCTACTTCTTCTTTAGTATTACAGTTAATTTTAATTTGTTTTTTTATAATACAATCATTTCTTGTCTGGTAAGGTTCAACTGGTATTTTCCAAAAAACAGTTTGTAAATCGATAGTTTGATTTAAATAACCTATCATTGTTTTTGTAGAAATATAAATATCACTTGCTTTAGGGATAATGAGATTTTTTGAATCTGTTTTAATATCGGGCAATTCTAAATCAAAATCATTATTTTTGAAATTTTCCCATTCATCATCAATTTCTATTAATTCTTCCATAATATTTGTTATATAATTTATTTCTTTAAGTTATTCTTTATCAATTTTTTTTCTTTATTTAAATAAATGGAGAGAAATTTTCGCAGACAGAGTTTAGAAACTGTAAAGTCAAAATCACGAAAATTTAATTCAAACAAAATTTTTGAAGAAATAAAACAAGAATATGGACTTAAAAGAATCCAATTTAATCCTCAAAAACCGTCTCCAAATATTTTTATGAACAAACTTCATAAAAGAATGAACCAATATTATATTACTTTATCTAGAGAATAGAGTATATCAAAAAAATAATGTAACAAATAATCTTCTCGTGTATTTAAGTTGTGTATAATAAATTTAAATGCTGTTAAAATATTATTTTGTAAACAATTTTTATGATTGTTTATTAAATAAACTATTAAATCTTTTAGAAAGGTTTTATTATCAATGTTATATTGTTTAGAATAATTATATATCAAATGTATATTTTTTTTTTTATTTTTTGATTTTAATATTTTATTTAACACTGTTTTCCAAACGTCATTTGTAACGATATAATCAACTTTATTTTTTTTGATTAATGTTTCATTATTAGATTGTAGGAAATTAATCATACTTCTAATATCGGATTTAAATAATAGTATAATTGATTTTAAATGTTTCTTTGATATACGCAACCCTTCTTTTTTTTGAATTGTATTTAAAAATGAAAAAATATATGGTTCTGGAAGTTGACAAAAGCGAAGTCTAATAAATTCATTTTTAAGCGATGTGTCGATTTTACTAATATAATTACATATTAAGCAAAATCTAACATTTTCCGAATATTGTTGTATTAAATATCTTAATGCCTTTTGGGCGTTTTTTGTCATATGATCAACTTCATCTAATATTACAAATTTTATACCATGCCCAAAAAAAGTTTTTGTATTAACAAACTGATATATTTGGTTTCTAATAATATCAATACCTCTATCGTCAGACGCATTTAGATGAATTTTTAATTCCTTTTTTTTTTGATTATATTTTTCTTGATATTTATCTATTAAATTAATAATAGTAGTAGTTTTTCCAGTTCCCGGAGGTCCATAAAACAATAAATTGGGGAAATTATTATTTTCTACAATATTATTTAGTATATTTTTATTTGTATTATCAAGAACAACATTCGATAAATTTGTTGGTCTATATTTTTCTACCCACGGAATATTGTTTTTCATTACTTATTATAATATTATTATTTTTATATAAAAATAATAATATAATTAAATTATCAAATGAATAATCAAAAATGCGATATGTCATCAAAATTAAATATTATTGTAGGTCCTATGTTTTCAGGAAAAACGACCGAAATTATAAAACAATATAACAAAAATAAATTAAATAATATCCCGACAATGGTAATTAATTATATTGAAGATAATCGTTATAGTAATACAAAATTATCATCACACGACAATGTTTTAATACCATGTATAAAAATGAAATATTTAAAAGAAATATATGATTATTTAAAAGATTTTATAGAAATTGAAACTTGTTTTCAACATAAATATATTTTGATAAATGAAGCGCAATTTTTTACCGATCTACATAAAACAGTAAAAGAATTGTTATCTATTGACAATATTATTTTAGTTGTTAGCGGTCTTGATGGCGATTATAAAATGGAAAAATTTGGACAAATTTTAGATTTAGTACCAATGGCGAATAAAATAATTAAATTATCAGCGAAATGTTATAATTGTGGGAAACCGGCACATTTTACGATGAGAAAAATAAACAGTTCACAGCAAAAATTAATAGGAACGGATGATATTTATTCGGCATCTTGTAGAGAATGTCATAAATAATATATATCATAATTTCTGAAATAAATAACTGTTTTTACTTTATATATTTATTAAAAGTATTTAATAAATATCGATAATAATGGATATATATATGGTAGTAAAAAAAGATGTTATAGAAAAGGTTAAAAAGAAACGTGGTAGAAAACCAAAAAACAAAGTTTTAAAGACCCAAGAGGTTAAAGTCAAAAAAAAAAGAGGTAGAAAGCCACGAGGCGGAAAAATCGTAGAACTAAAAAAGAAATCGATTGAAAATGAAAAAATCCAAATGAATTGTATTTTACATTTAAAATGTTCGGCAAAAGATATTGATGAGATTTCAAATAATATTAAAATGAATAATAAGTTTGAAATTGTAGAACCATTTATTTTAAATAAATGTAAAAATAAAAATATTCAATTTGATGAAATAAAAAATAACTATGTGGAAAAGATAGATAATTATAAAGAAGACCCCAATAACGATGATAAAGAAAATATAGATTTAAAAGTTATTTGGTCTAAATTGCGAAAATTACGTTACAATTTACATAAAAACGACATGATGGACAAAAAATCGGATTGTTTTTGGTGTACATATGGATTTTCTAATCCACCAATTTATATACCAAGAAGAACAAGAAATAAATCTGTAGAAGTTTATGGTTGTTTTTGTAGTCCGGAATGTGCGGTTTCTTATTTAAAAAATGAACCAATTGACACAGCAACGCGGTGGGAAAGATATGCTTTGTTAAATAATATATATGGTAAAATTTATAATTATGAAAAAAATATAAAACCGGCACCAAATCCATATTATACATTGGATAAATATTATGGGAATTTATCTATTCAAGAATATCGCAAACTTTTATTAAACGACCGCTTATTATTGGTTGTAGATAAACCATTAACAAAGTTGATGCCAGAACTATATGAAGAAAGTCATGAAAATCCGAAAATTTGGAATGACATTAATAGTAGCAATATGTTTAAAAATAAAAATGAATACAGATTACAAAGAAAAAAAAAACAAGAAACTAAAAAAAATATCGTTAGTAGCAATTTTAATGTTCAAAAATAAGTTCAAAAATAAATTTATTAGGTGTGTGGCGTAAAATAAAATCCATGAAACGTTTTTCCAGACAAACCATTTGGGTCATTTATTTTATATTTCATTAATACGCTAATAACTTCTTTGTCTAACCAGCAAGATTTTGGAGCGTCTTTCCATATATTACACGCAAACGCAACTTTTTCTTTTATTTTTCTATTATAAAATTCAACAGTTTTTTCATATTTTTCTTTACTTAATTGCTCACGTTTTTTTCTGATTTCATAGCCTTTGTTTGCAGTATCCATGAAATTTCTTATTTCACCCATTATAGCCTGATTGGTTGTTTTGACAGGTGTTTCTTTAGATTTATTAAATTCTGGATTCATATATTCTTTAATGACATTTATATAATTATTATCCCATATTTTTAATTTTTCTTCACATTGTTCCCGTGTATATCCAGTCTGGCGTTGTACTAGAAAAATGATTTCGTTTTGTCTTGTTGTAATAATTTTTTTCTGATCCATAATATCCATTAATATAAAATTATACTTTTCTAAACTATATTAAACGATTTTGTTTAATATAGTATATCATGGAAGAAATCCAAAAAACAGAAAACGATATTGATACAATGGTAAATGAAGTTAGTGTAGTTTTGAAAACTCATTTAACAAACATTATAAAAAATATAGAAGATGATTCAGAAACATTACAGATTTTAAATAATTTACCAATTGTGAAAAATTTAAAATCTGAGAATTTTAATTTAAAAAAAGAAATTATAGAATTAAAAAGTGAAATCGCATTTTTAAGGAACGATATCGGTGAAAAATGTAATCAAAAACCCCATTTACAACTAGATATAACAGAACTAAACAATGAAGATATCAAACAAATTAAAATAGAAAAAAATCCATTTATCATAGGTTCAACTATTACCGATAGCAAACAAATGTCTATTTATGAAAGCGATGATGAATTAGACGATGATGGTGTGAAAAATACTTCTTATATGAAATGTATTTTAAATGCGCAAAAAAATGCTGATCAATATGCTACCATAGATTCAGAAAGCGATGACGACCGTGAAGATGATGAGAATACCGCAGAAGAGGAAAGAATTGCGATGGGTTTTAAAGACGAGGTTAATAGTGAGAATCAAGATAATGTAGAGAAAGATGACAAAGAAGAAGAAGAGAAAAAAGATGAGGAAGTTGATGAAGATGATGAAGATGATGATGAAGAGGAAGAGGAGGAGGTTGATGATGAAGAGGATGTTGATGATGAAGAGGAAGAGGAAGAGGAAGAGGAGGAAGAGGAAGAGGAGGAAGTTGATGATGAAGAGGAAGTTGAAGAGGAAGAAGCGGAAGTTGATGATGAAGAGGAAGTTGAAGAGGAAGTTGAAGAGGAAGTTGAAGAGGAAGTTGAAGAGGAAGTTGAAGAGGAAGTTGAAGAGGAAGAGGAGGAAGTTGATGAAGAAGATGAAGTTGATGAAGATGATGAAGAGGAAGTTGATGAAGAAGATGAAGTTGATGAAGAGGAAGAGGAAGTTGAAGAAGATGAAGAAGATGAAGAGAAAGATGGTGAAGATGATGAAGAGGAAGATGATGAAGACGACGACGAGGAAGATGATGAAGACGACGACGAGGAAGACGAGGAAGATGAGGAAGAGGGAGACGAGGAAGATGAGGAAGAGGAAGACGAGGAAGAGGTTGAGGAATGGGAGTATAAGAAAAAAAAGTATTATGTTACAGGGACACAAAACGGAACCATTTTTGAGTTTTTAAAAGATGAAGAAATTGGCGATGAATTAGGTTTTATTAAAAATGGAAAAGTCTTTTTTTCCTAATATAGTATAAGATGGTTTTAAAAACAATATGTCCACCAGCATTAATTTATTTGGTATTTTCTCTTACACAAGTATCCATTGACACAATGCGAGGAATGTATAATTTAGCTTTTATTAAAATATGGGTAGCTTTTGTATTTACTGTTTTACTTAACTATCTTTGTTTATCAGGTTTAGGAGTTATTTCATGGCTAATAGTATTTATACCTTTCATATTGATGACTATAATAGTATCAATGTTATTACTAATGTTTGGTTTAGACCCAACAAGCGGTAAAATTAAAAACCAAAAATCCCATTTGACACGCGAAGAAAAAAAAGCTGTTTCAGTAGCGGAAATGTTAGCAAAAGATCGAGAAGAAAATCCAATTGATTATGATTACCAGCCAACTACACATGGAAAAACAAAGATTTCATCAAACGAAAGAAAAGTTTTAAACGATATGGTTCAAAAACGAACTAATTTAACAAAAGACCCATTACAAAATAAATAAATTAACTATTTAAAATAATAACATTAATATAAACTAATAAAATGTTTGTAGATTTTTGTTATTATTTTATTTATACCGGTTTTATTGGAGCCACTTGTTTTGGTACATACTATTGTTATAACCCTGAAAACGCAAACGATATTTTAATGGATATTTCGTGGAAAAGTTTAAATTTATACTTTTCGACAAAAACATATGTCAAAAAACTTTTAGATATTGATAAAAAAGTTGATACAAAAAATAATACCAATGTAAAAAATAATACCAATATTAAAAGCATTCCTTTGAAAAAATATATTATATTTGATAAAGAAAATAACTCAATTAGTCACAAAGAAAATTTAAATCATTTAGAAAAATTAGATTTGACTAATTATTTATATTTTCTCGTGAAAGATGATAATACATTTTTAAGATTAAACAACGATACTTTTAACATTAAAAACAATGATTTAATTCCCGTAGAAAAACAATTTATACAAGTTGAATTAAATGTAGGCGATATTAATATCGATATAAATAGCTATTTAAAACACTATTACTATAAAGAAAATAAAATTTTAGACAAATCATTTTTATTATGGTTGTGTGAATACTATTTGCTTGAACATATCCCAATAGAATGTATTAAAAATAATGATTATACTATAAAAATAATAGATAAAAATGTTGAAATGTTTGATATTTCCCCTACGCAATATATAGTATTTAACGAAAAAGATAAATATGAAATTATAGCAGAAGAAACGTCCAAAGCAACATCTAAATAATTAATTATATTGATAAATAATTTAAAAAAAAAATTGATTATATAATATATAATGAGTGCATGTCAAATCTCCACCATGGAAACATCTGAAACACATCCTTTATATGATAAATGGACTCTTTGGGCTCATTTACCACATGACACTGATTGGTCAGTTAAAAGTTACAAAAAAATTATGACCATGAAAACCATGGAAGATGGACTTGCTTTATCGCGTGCTTTGCCTGAAAAACTAATAAAAAATTGTATGTTATTCTTAATGAGAGAAGGTATTTCTCCAACATGGGAAGACCCAAAAAATCGCCAAGGAGGGTGCTTTTCTTTTAAAGTTAAAAATTCATCTGTTCCTCTTATTTGGAAACGATTAAGTTTTAGTTTAATGGGAGAAACCGTTACCAATGACAATAAACTACTTTCATCTGTCACTGGTATTACTATATCTCCCAAAAAATCATTTTGTATTATAAAAATATGGTTATCAAACTGTAAAACCCAGAACCCATCTTCTTTAACAGAAATACCCGGTTTAGAAGTTCAAGGTTGTATTTTCAAAAAACACAAACCCGAATATTAAATATAATTAGCAATATTTTTAAAAATATATATATAAATAATTAAATAATATTAAAATATATTTTAATATTATTTTTTTTTTTCAAATTTTTCATCATTTAATAATTTATGTATATAAATTATTAATATGCTTATAAATTAATTAGATGGCAAAGGCGCCAGACAAAGCTTAATTTCGCCCAAACTAGCCACGGCATATTTAACAATTAAAGGTAAATCATTTTCCAAAAACATCTCAATGGATCCACATAAATTTGTACATTTAATAAAATAACCCAAATTTTTCAATGAGAATTCACCCTGTATAATTTTTGTTGATTCGTCATTTTTAACAAACTCCATTATTCCGTCTGATTCTGCGCGTCTCACCTCACAAGTAGCAAATGGTCCTTGGCATTTAAAAATTAACTCATTTCCAACTGATTTAATTTCCAAACGCTCAGAAATATTTGATAAATCTCGAATGATTTTTTGGAAATCAGCGGAAGGTAAATTAATAATAGAGGAAAATGTAACTTCAGGCACATCCAGCTCCTCTTCATCTGGTTCAATTAATTTTAATTTTTGATTTTTACACTGCTTAATCTCTCCATTCTCAAATTTCAACCCCAAATAATCAACAATACCATCGCTATATTCAGATTCCTCAATATAGATAGTTAAAGTATCATCATTGTCTATTGAATTAATTAGTTTAAATAAATGAAACATGTTAACACCAATTACTATTTTTGGATATTTACAATAATAATGTTCAAATTTTTTAGCATCCAAAAATAGGTAAGCTAAAATGGTATGTGACTTATCCATATTAACAATTCGTATCCCGTCTGGTTGAAATGTGATGTTTGTTTCCAATAAAATATCTTTTAAAGCGGTCATTAATGTTCTGAATGGGGCAATTTGAACTGTTTTAATTTCTAAAACATTGGTATTACTCATATAAGTAAATGGTCGCTATAATCTTTAAATACTTATTAATTTTATACAAATGCGAATCACTTTGTTGAATAAGAATTATTTAAAATATGAACAAAAATATTTAAAAATATTTAAAATATTTAAAAATATTTAAATATTTTTAAATATTTTAAACATTTTAATTTAAAGAAATTAATTGAGATTTATATAAATGTCTTCTTTTGATTCAATTACTACGAACTTTAATAGAATGAGAAATGAACAAGTTTCAGACAAACATATTCAAGCAATATTATATTGTAATGCTTGTTTTTCTTTTCTAAATTTTTTGATTATTTTGATTATAGCGATACAATTAGGACCCGTTGTAAGTGACGCCGGTATACTTATCAATGATGCCAGTGACAGTTTGCATGATTTCAGTATTTTAATTCCAGATGTTCGGCAGATTATGCCTGAGGCACAAAATACTACACGTATTTTGGGCCATATGATTCCCAGAATCAACAGAGGAATGCGTATATTGGATCAATTGTGTTTGCAAGATCCTTCCTGTTCTTTATAATATTTTTAAATATGTTAAGTATAATTACAAATTATTATAAAAATGAAAACAATATACGGATGGATAGCTTCCGGCATAACTTTAATTTATAAACTACCACAAATTTATAAATTATGTAAAACTAAAAAATCCGACGATTTAAGTGTTAACTCTTTATTGATTCAATCCATAGGATATATTTTCTATATTATACATGGCTCTAATATTTCAGATAGTCCTATTATTTTAATGGGCGTTGGTGCTTTATTTGAAACAATTATACTTATCGGTTTATATTTTATATATCACAACAAAGAAAATCTAGAAATAAAAGAAGAAAAAGCAATAAGAGATATTAAAATTTAAATAATAAAATTTATATTATAATTTAAATAATAAAATTTGTATTATAATATGTCAAATATTCCAAAGATAATTCATCAAATTTGGATTGGTTCACTCCCTCCCCCGCAAAATTTTTTAAAAACATGGAGAGAAAAACATGAAAAAATTGGATTTGAATATATTTTATGGACAGAAGAGGAAATGAAAAAAAGAAACTTTCATTCCAAGTTATTAAATAAAATAAATAAAATGCCCGAAATAAATGGCAAAGCTGACATTTTTAGATGGGAAATTTTATATAAATATGGCGGTGTTTTTGCTGACGCCGATTCATACTGTATTGAACCAGTAACCGATTTGGTATTAAAACACAAGGCTTTTATTGGGTATGAAAATGAACAAATACGCGGCAAAGGCTGGGCACCAGAAGAAGTTTATGGTGACATATTATCTCATTTATTTCCATTACTCGCGACTGGTACAATGGCTTTTCCCAAAAATCATTTATTGCCAAAAATGGCGATAGAATGGATATCAAATAATGATATATTTTGTATACCCGAATATGAAACAATTAAAACAGCATGGAGAACTGTTGGACCTGGATTATTAACACGTCTTTATTGGGAAAATCATTGGGAAGATATAACATTATTACCTAGTTATTATTTTATACCTATTCATAATAGCGGTCTTGCGTACACTGGTCATGAGAAAATTTATGCTCACCAAGAATGGTGTTCGTCATTTGATACATATGACAGTATAAACAATGTAAAATTACCTAATATACTTTTTTTGCCTGAGAAAAAAATATCTATTTTAATTTCTAGTTTTAATACAAAAGCAATATTCATAAAAGAATGTTTGAATTCTATAAAAAGTCAAAAGGGGCATATTTTTTTTGAAATAATTTGGATAAATGATGGCTCTGATAAAATTCACACTCGAATATTAAAAATACTAATTGAGAGCTTTGAAAAAACAGCGCGATTTTGTAAAATTAAATATTATGAAAACAGTGAAAATATGGGTATTGGTTTTAGTTTAAATCGCGGCATTAACTTATGTTCAAATGAAATAATTATTAAAATGGACGCAGAAGATATAATGGTAAAAGACAGGATACAAAAGCAAATAGAATTTATGGAAAAAAATCCACGTGCTACTATATGCGGAGGGCAAATTTTAACATTTGATAGTAAAACAAAGATAAATATATCAAGAACCAATCATAAAACTACAAATTGGGTAGAATATAAGGATTCGCCTTCAAGTTGGTTTATTAATAATTCTACCATATGTTATAAAAAATCAAAAGTATTGGAAGCTGGAAATTATAATTTAAATTTAAAATGTGAAAATAATGATATATTGTATGATTTTGAACTTATGCTGCGTATGCTAAAAAAATATAAAAAAATTTATAATTTGTCTGATATTCTACTACATCATAGGTCACGTGAAAATCGAATAACACAATTAACATATATGAATGAAAATAAAAATGAATACCGGGATAATATTAAGAAACAAATAGTTGCTAAAATATTTAAGGATGATTAAAACAATTATTACATATCATTAAAAATATTATTTTAATGATATTATTTTATTTAAAGTTTGCGAAAGCGTCCGTGTTTACCGCGACGCTCGTGCATAAATAATCCACGTTTTTTGTGTGTTTTGTTATGTTTCTTGTGGTGTTTCTTGTGTGTTTTGTTATGTTTTTTGTGAGTCTTGGAGTGACCTTTGGCTTTTGGTGTTTTTTTAACAGCGCCAAAATGACCTTTTCTCGTGAAATAACCTTTATCGGTTAAACGTTTTAATAACATAGGTCCTCTGCGACTTTTAGCTCTTGATACAATATGACCATGTTTGTTGTATTTTAAGTGAACCTTTGTTAAACCACCCGCGGTTTTGTAAGCTGTTCCATGCATAACTTCAGCGCGAGATCCGGTAAGGTGTGAGAAAGTGTGATTTTTAATGTGGTATTTACCATCTTCAGATTTGTGATGTCTCTTAACCATTATACAGATGAGAGAGAAAATATTTTTTTATGTCCTAAATAATTCAATAATATAGATAATTTAAATTATTTGAATTATTTTAAAACGAACAAAATAATTTAAACTTCTTTAATATAAATTGGTAAATTATATTCAGATGGTTTATAACTTGTGTCAATCCAAGTTATAACAAGAGGCATTGTTTCTGCTAAAGGAGAATTTTTTGTCCATTGTTTTTTATTACATAATTCAAATAATTTTTTTATTCTATTAAATATCCCCCCTGCTTTTTTCGGCGGCATATGCTTTAATGCCCACTCAAATTGTAATGACTCTATTTTAGTCGGGAAACCGCTTATAATACATATATGCTTCCATCCAGAACCCTTACTTGTTGTATATTTAGCACCACCCTTAATGACACCGTTATGTGCTCTTAATCTTTTTTCCGCATTATTAGAGACACCGACGTATGTACAATTTTTATTTTTAATTATATAACAAACCCAATTATCCATTATATTATTAATAAAGTTATCTTAAAATGATAATTATATAATTCATATTTTTAAATAAAGTTGAAAAATTGAAGTAAATAATTTGTTTTATATTAAATAAACTAAATCTAATCACATCATTATAATGAAACTAAATTGTTCAAAAATCCTCATTTTATGCTCTATAATTGGAATATTCTGTTTAAAAAAAGTTTACGCTGATGACGACGATAGTGATGATTGTAATATATTTTGTGAAATATTTGCCCAACTGATATCGGTATTTATCGGCTTAATAGTAAGGTCTATAATAGACACATGTATAGAGAATGGAAATTGTGGTTATGTATTTGGAAATATTATTTTGTACTTAGCAATTTTTATAGTGATATGCGTTTTGTTACATTCACTATTACTTTTATGCGGAATAGATATATCACCACCCCCTTCTTCTAAAAAGAAATCTAAATATCGTCTCAGAACAAGCGGTTTTGTTACAGGACTATTATTAGGGGGAAATAAAAACTAAATATCTATTATTTTATTACTTTTATAAAATTTTTTTTATTTATAAAAATCTGGACGGGTAACCTTTTTGCGCGTGTTTTTGGAATAAATCTTTTAAAATATTAACACAGCGTTTACAATTTTGATATAATTTGTTAATAAATGAAAAATGAAAAAAATAAAAAAATTGAAAAAATGATTTAAACAAAAATAAATATAACAATCAATACCATGTCTTCAAAAAAAAAAGATTTATCAAAACAATATCAAAAAAAAACCCAGATCGAGCATATTAAAGATGCTCCCGATACCTACATCGGTTCTGTAGAAAAAGATGAAGTCGAAAATTGGACACTTGAAGGTGATGAAATGAAATTTAAAAAATTTGAATGGATTGCTGGATTTTACAAGTGTTTTGATGAAGCAATTGTCAATTGTCGCGACCATTACATTCGTTTACTCGGAAAGCATCAAAATAAAGAAAAGGGGGTTATCCCCGTATCTTATATTGACGTTGAGGTTGATGTAGAGACGGGTGTTATTTCTCTTACTAATGATGGAAACGGTATTGATGTTGTCAAGCATCCCGAGCATAAACTGTGGATTCCTGAAATGATTTTTGGACATTTGATGACATCCACAAATTACGATAAAGATGAGAAAAAAATCGTGGGAGGAAAAAATGGATTTGGTTTTAAGTTGGTATTAATTTATTCTACCTGGGGAAGCGTAGAAACAGTTGATCATATTAGAGGACTTAAATACACACAAGAGTTTAAAAACAATCTTTCTGAGATTTGCAAACCAAAAACTAGAAAATGTAAATCAAAACCATACACAAAAGTTTCTTTCAAATTAGATTTTGATAGATTTGGTATTGATAAAATTACACCAGATTTATTTAACATTTTAAAAAAAAGAACCTATGATATTGGTGCTGTAACAGATAAATCAATTAAAGTAAGATTTAATAAAAAACCTGTCCCATCTCGCACATTTGAACAATATATTAACTTGTATATTGGAAATAAAACAGAAACCAAACGTGTATTTCACAGAGTAAATGAAAGGTGGGAATTTGCTGCTTGTTTAACACCGCGCGGCGAATTTACACAAGTGTCATTTGTAAATGGTATTAATACAATGAAAGGAGGGAAGCATGTTGATTATATTTTAAATCAAATTGTTAAAAAAACTTCTGATTTTATTGAGAAAAAGAAAAAAATAAAAGTAAAATCCAGCACAATTAAAGAACAACTTATGCTATTTGTGAATTGCGTAGTTGAAAATCCGGCTTTCGATAGTCAAACAAAAGAAACATTGAACACACCCGTTTCTAAGTTTGGTTCAAGATGCGAAGTTCCCGATGATTTCATTAAGTCTTTGATGAAACTCGGTGTAATGGATGCGGCTATTAGCTTGACCGAACTAAAGCATAATAATGCTGCTAAGAAAACAGATGGAAGGAAAACGAAAAGCATTCGTGGTATTCCAAAGTTGATGGACGCCAACTGGGCTGGAACTTCAAGATCATCTGATTGTGTTTTAATTTTGTGCGAGGGGGATTCGGCAAAAGCCGGTATTGTTTCTGGGCTGTCGAAAGAAGATAGAAATAAATATGGTGTGTTTCCTTTAAAGGGAAAGTTGTTAAATGTTCTTGATATTACACAATCTAAAATAAATGATAATGAAGAAATCACTAATATTAAAAAAATCATGGGACTTGAAACAAACAAAGAATACAAAGATATCGATGATGTGAAAAAACGACTCAGATATGGAAAGGTTTTATTTATGACCGACCAGGATTTGGATGGCGCTCATATTAAAGGTCTTTGCTTGAATTTATTTCATTCACAGTGGCATGATTTGGTGAAAGTTAACTCGTTTTTAGGATTTATGAATACGCCTATTATTAAAGCTACAAAAGGTTCTTCAGTAAAAAGCTTTTATTATGAAAAAGAATATGAAGATTGGAAGGAAAGTAATAACGACGGAAAAGGTTGGAAAATTAAATATTATAAAGGTCTTGGGACAAGTTGCGCAAAAGAATTCAAAGAGTATTTTAGAGACAAGAAGGAAGTTTGTTTTAAATGGAGCGGAAATGAATGTGATAATTCGATGGATAAAGTATTTAATAAAAAGCGAGCCGATGATAGGAAAACGTGGTTGGGAAATTACGACAAAGCTGCCGTATTAAATCCAAATACTGATGAAATTTCGTACAGTGATTTTGTTGACCGCGAGATGATCCATTTCTCAAAATATGACTGCGAACGTTCTATTCCAAATCTGATGGATGGTTTGAAAATTAGTACTAGGAAAATTATGTTTGCGGCTTTCAAAAGAAATCTGGTGAAAGAAATCAAAGTCGCTCAGTTCGCAGGTTATGTTTCAGAACATTCGTGCTACCATCATGGTGAAAAATCGCTCACTGAAGCTATTATTAATCAGGCACAAGAATTTGTTGGATCAAATAATATATCGCTTTTGCTACCAAACGGTCAATTTGGAACAAGATTAAAAGGCGGAAAGGATCATGCGAGTGAAAGATATATCTTTACCATGTTGAATACGACAATCACAAAAAATATATTTATCGATGCTGATAGAAATGTTCTTAATGACCTTGACGATGACGGAACGCCCGTTGAGCCAGAATATTACGCCCCTATCATTCCTATGATTTTGGTAAACGGAAGCAAGGGTATTGGAACTGGCTTCTCTACTGATATTATGTGCTATAATGTGAACGATGTTATTAAATCAGTAAAAAATAAATTAAATAAATCTAAAAAAAAAGTAGATATTCAACCTTATTATGAAGGATTTAAAGGAGAAATTAACAAAGTAGAAGATGACAAATATTTAATTAAAGGTTGTTATAAAATTATCGGAACAGATAAACTTGAAATTACCGAATTGCCAATTGGGACATGGACAGAAGATTATAAGATATTTTTGGAGTCATTAATTAGCGATGCTAAAAAGAAAAGTAAAAAACAAATTATTAAATCATATACAGACATGTGTACTGACGCTACTGTTCATTTTACAGTTAATTTGGTAAGCGGAACGACTAATAGATTGCTACCTAAAAAAGAAAAATTTAATTGTAATGGTCTTGAAAAAGCACTAAAACTTTATACTACTAAAAAAACCAGTAACATGCATTTGTTCGACGAAAACCAACAGCTAAAAAAATATAACGAGGTTGGTGATATTATTGATGCTTATTATCCTGTAAGATTGGATTTGTATTTGAAAAGGAAAAATTATTTAATTAAAGCTTTACAAAGAATTGTAAAAATTCTAAGCAACAAAGCTCGTTTTATTAAAGAACAATGTGATGATAATTTGGATTTGAGAAAAAAGAAAAAAACAGTTGTTATCGATTTATTAAAAACTATGGGATTTGATGTTATAGATGAAGATGATGGTTTTAAATATCTGCGGTCTATGACCATTGATAGTGTGGAAGAAGAAAACTATCAAAAGTTAATGAATGAATGTCAAGAAAAGAAAGACGAACTCGAAAAATTAAAAGAAAAAACGATTGAAAGCATGTGGTTAGATGAGTTAAATGTTCTTGAAAAGCAGTATAAAAAATATCAAAAAGAACGAACCGACCGATTGACCGGTGTATCCGCAAAAAAAGTAAAAAAAATGAAACTAAAAAAAATGAAGATAAAAAAAAAATGAAAATATAAAAAATAAATTGTTAATAAATACTCAAATAATTAATTATTCAAATAATTAATTACTCAAATAATAATTAATAAAAAATATTTTTTATTGTTTTTTATTGTTTTTTATTGTTTTTTTTTATTATTTTGTAATCTTTTTATAAGATTTTTTAAATAAGTTTTTAAATTATATAATATATTCAAAAAAATTGATTTAATAATAAACTATTAATTATATTCATAACAATCATGTCTAGTATTCTCTTTCATAACGATACCAGTTCTTTAAATCACCTTTGGTTCGAGTCGCACAAGCGGCTTTTAACAAGCGTTTGTATTAAACTTGGTCACGTAGATAAGGTAGATGAAATGACCCAAGAATTTCTTGGTGTTCAAATGAAAATGCCCAAACTAAAGGACCCGAATAAGCCAAAACGTGCTGGAACAGCTTATCTATTTTACTGTAATGAGAAGCGACCAGCTCTAATGGCTGATCTAAAAAAGAAGGGAAAGAAAATTAATGTCGGTCATCTTCAGCAGCAACTTGGAAAATCTTGGAAAGCTCTCGCTGAAAAAGATATGAAACAGTATATTGCCCTTGCTGAAAAAGATTCACAGCGATACAAAGAAGAGATGGAGGAGTATTCAGCTGGAAATTAAATCTTTATTTAATCTTTATTAGTCTTTATTAAATTTTATAATTTATAAATAATATATTATGTAAATAGTATATTATATAAAAAATAATATTATATTATTAATATTTTTTATTCTTCTTATTCTAATTATATTTTTTATAATTTACAAAAATATATATAATTAAATATTGATTTGTTTTAATAATTTATTTACAATTACTCGTCCCAATATATCTGTCTTTTCTATATGTTTAATTTGTGTTATGTCAAAACTTAATTTTTTCATTGAACTATATTTTGAATGTTGTTTTATCAAGCAACATGCTCTTTTCAATACTTTTCTAGCTATTTTTTCGGATTTAGGATTAGAGATAATACAATGCCCACTTGGATATTCAGATATATGTAGCCAATAATCATCGTCATCCGATTCGGTTATTAATAAATCATTTTCGTTTTTATTTTTACCTAATTTAAGTTGATAGTTCTCAAAAGTTTCCAAAATCATATTTTTATTTCTTTACAGAAATAAAAATATATTTTTTTTATTCAATTTTTTAAATTGAAGTAAATTTATTTGAAATGAATAACCAAATAAGTATAATAAATTATATACAAACGTAAGATAACAAATAATCAATAATGAGCGGTCCGTGGTACGAAGAACAATCCCCTACAATTGAATATGTGACGAAAGATATATTATCTTTATTAAATGATTTAATCTTGAAATTTCCAGAAGAATCTCCACAAACATTGACCGATGTAATCGGTATTGAAATACATAATGAATATAAAAAATATAATAATTTTGGTTCATACAGAGGATACTCTATCTTTACAAGACACAGTATAAAAAAACGAATAACCATTCACTTAAAAAAAAGGAGAAGAGCTATGATTTGGCTAAGGCAATCTAAAAAATTTAATAATTGGATGAATCATGTGCTATATAGACCTCCAGAAAAAAATAAAAAAATATTGCGATATGTTTCGGTAAAAAAATCTTTTCATAATAAATTATAATTACCTGGTCTACGTAGTGATTTATGTTTTGAAATTATTAAAAATATAAAAAAAGAAAAAAGAAAAAATATAAATAAAATTATATTTTTTTTATTATTTAATATATGTGTATTATATACATGAATAAAACACTTCAAAATAAAATTTTAAAACATATTGAAAATAATTTAAATCATGGAGGAAAAAAAGGCATGGTCATAGCTTCCCCTAGTGATGACCCACCTTATAAATTCCACTGGGTCAGAGATGCTTCGTTGGTTATGCGTGTATTTATTGATTTATACAAAAAAAACGAAACACCTGAAAATTTTTATAAACTGCTTAATTATATAAATAATAGTGGCGAAATACAAGAATTAAAAACGTTAACGGGATTAGGAGAACCCAAAATAAATATTGATGGTTCTCCATACAACGAACCTTGGGGGAGACCACAAAACGATGGTCCTGCCTTGCGTGGTATAAATATGATTTCTCTCTTTAAAATGTTTAAAAAAAGCCATAAAAAGATAGCATATGATCTTATTTTGCCGATTATAAAAATAGATTTACACTACATCATTGAAAATGTAAATAAACCGTGTTTTGATTTATGGGAAGAAATTATTGGGTGGCATTTATATACCCGCGTTGTTCAATATAAATTTTTAAAAGAAGCAATAACTATTAATGATGACATAAATTTACCGGATAATTTAGAAGAAAAAATGGCATATTTACGTGAACATTTAAAACACCATATTAAAGATAAGGAAATAATTAGCTCTTTTGATGATAATGGAAATATAATTAGAAATGATGATGCGTCTGTATTATTGGCGTTTTGTCATGTAAATTTCGATTTAGAAATTATAAATATATTTGATGTTTCTAGAATTATAAAAACAGCTACAAATTTAGAACAAATATTTAAAGAAAAATATAGTTTAAATTATTCTTGTTTAATTGGAAGATATAAAGATGATGCGTATTACGATGGACAAGCTTGGATATTATGTAGTTTAGCTTTAGCTCAGATATATTTTAACTTTAGTCAATATAATAATTATGAGCATTTTTATTTTGGAGGATCCAATATTTTAAATACAATAATCTCTCTTAATAAAAAATTAGATTTAGCTGAACAATATAATCCAGTTACCAAAACATTTCATTCCGCCGAAACATTGACTTGGAATTATTCCGAGTTATATTTTACAACATTATAAAAAATTGATTAATATATTACTTAAAGTTAATTATTAATATATTATATTGTCAAAATGGATATTACCAGAGATGCTTCGATATTTGTAATTATGGTTGTTATTTTATCCACCTATTTTGGATATAAAACTAAAAAAATTATAGATTTATTTACAAAAAAAACACATTTTGACTTGTCAACAAAAAATAAAGAAAATAAAAAAAAGAAAATAGGATTGCTAACAAATGAACTTCCACCAATCATTTATGGTGGTGTTTCCACGTGGGTTTTAAATTTCATGGACATGTTTAAAGATGATGATGAATACGAAACAGTTCCCATATTTTTAGCTTATTTAGACAAAGCACCAGATAACTTCGGCGACATGTATCCGGGTATTAGAATTATTAACAACGAACATGATATTCAAAATGTGTTTTGTGACATTGACTTATGTGTAAATAATCTTTGGATCGCGTTAGATACTATTAAAAATATAAAAAAAGAATTCCCCAAAATGCCGATCGTTTCAGTTTGCCATTCATTAATCAAAATGGAACATATTACAAACTTAGGGTCTCAGTATACTAATAATTTTTCGCAACAAGAAGTTACTTTTCAAAACAGTGATTACGTAGTGTTAATTAGCAAGGCAGAAAAAGAATATTATGAAAGTTTTGGATACGATGCTTTCGATGCTACTCCCGTTGTGATTTATAATATGTATACTCCGAAATTTGACAAACAAGTTGTTTTCGATAATTATAAAACAAATAATTTAGGCTACATTGGACGACATGTGCCTAGAAAACGACCCGAATTGGCAATTGAAACAATTAAAGAAATGAAATTAAACGATATTAAGGTATTTAATATGGGTGTAGATTTTAATAAAGGCGGTAATGAGTATTGGAAAAAACTCCAAGAAAAATACAAAGATCAACTTGAGATAATCGAATTTACCTCTGATAAAAAAATCAAACAATATTATTATGATAACATTGGTGCTAATATATGTAGTGGTATTTATGAACCTTTTGGTTATACTGTGTGTGAATGCTTAGACAGGAGAATTCCATTAATCGTCAGCAATATAGATGGTCCCAAGGAAATTACTGAAAGTGTAAAAGACTACGTTTATCAGTATGAAGTCGATAAAGACAATATGGACAATGATATTACAAATTTATCTGAAACATTAAAGACTTTTTACGAAACTAGCCCAGAAGAAAGAAAAGAAAATGCTGAGGAGGCGCGAAAAACTCTTGATAATTTCCGTCCTCAGAAAATTAAAAAAGAATGGATGAAACTATTTAATTGTTGTTCCGATATTAAAGTCAAAGAAGAGAAAAAAGTTCCCTATAAAGATGAAACAACAAACAAAGTTATAAATGAAAACAATAAAGATAATATTTTTGAACCTAGAAATATTAAAATTAAAAAGGCATAGAAAAATTAAAGAAAATTAAAGAAAATTAAAGAAAATTAAAGAAAATTTAAGAAAATAAATAATAGTTTAAAATCGGATTAAAATCTGATTAAAATCTGATTAAAATTTCATTTTAATAAAAAAAAAATAATGATTAATATTTTTTTTTATTATACTATATTAAATGAAGTGTAGTAATACTATGATGAAATATACGGGATATTTGCATATAGTTGCTTTAATGGTTGCTATTTACGGGACGTATCAGCAAATAGACGCGGTAAAAACAGGCAAACCTTTTTCTATGGCGCTTTCACTGGCTTTAACAGTTATGTTATTATTGAGAATACCAAACCAAATATGTGTTGCTATGCTTGAATGGCATGGGTGGTATTCCGTTTTAGGGACTGTTGTAGGAGCCGCTAGTTTTGGATATTTAGCGTTTGTTGAGTACAAAGAAAGTATCAAGAAAAAAAATTGATTTTTAACAGATAACATAATTATATATCATATATAATTATGTCTTCATTCTTAGATCAAGCATTCACAGAAAATTTTGATTATTCAATTAATTTACAATTATCGACGGATAATAAAGTATTATATGATAAATCAATCGATAAGTTAAAAGTAAATACAACCAAAACACCCGATTCTGGTTTTGATTTATTTGTTCCCGAAACTGTTACGATTCAGCCTGGTGAAATTAAATTAATCGATATGGGAGTTAAATGTAGTGTCTATAAAAACATTCACAATCATAATATTATTACAGGTA